CGGAAACGTTGGAACTTTTACGGATGATATGGGACAATATGAAGAAAACGATTCCTTGACGGATTTCGAAACAATGGATTGGTGATAAAAATGGGAATACTTGACGGATTATTCGGGAAAGATAAAAGCGAAGAGATTCAAGACGACGACAAGCTCGAAGTAAAAGGCGAGAGCGTGAAAGTCGTTGAGGTCGGTTCTTCGGGGACGGAGATATACGCCGGGAATCTTCAAGAGGAATATCTCTCGGATCTTCAAGGAACTCGCGCCGCCGATATGTTTGATCGAATGAGGCGTTCCGATCCGAAAGTCAAAATGACGGTTTCCGCAATGAAGAACCCGATCAATTCGGCCTCATGGGAAATCGCCGGAACCGAAGAGGAAGAGTCCGAACAAGGCGAGAAACAAAGAAAACTTATCGAGCATATTCTTTTCAATGACTCGGGGAAAACCTGGGATCGCTTTATTCGCGAGGCCCTCTCGATGATCGAGTTCGGTTATTCCCTTTTTGAAGTCACTTATAAAGCTGAAATAAATCATCCGAATTTCGGAGCATATAACGGGATCAAGTCCCTGGCCTTTCGTTCTCAAAGAACAATTGAGGCCTGGCATATCAAACGTTCGGGAGAACTCGATCGAGTTGAACAACAAGCGAACGGAGACGAACAAAAAAACGTCGATATCGCCGCCGAATTTTTACTTCATTTCGCGATTGAAATGGAGGGAGACAACTTCGAAGGGATCTCAATTCTCCGTCCGGCGTATGGGCCTTGGTTGAGAAAAAACGAGTTCCTTAAATTACTGGCCGCCGGAGTTGAGAAGTACGCGATTCCGATTCCGACTCTTTCCGTTCCGGCCGGGAAAGAACAATCTCAAGAATATAAAAAAGCGAAACAAGCCCTTCAATCATACGTCTCTCATCGTTGTAATTATTTGATGATTCCGGCCGGTTGGGATCTTGACTTAACGACGAACACGTTCGACGCGGAAAAGATTCGAAAGGTTATAAACGACGAGAACGTTGAAATCGTCAACGCCGCTCTCGCGAACTTCCTTGAACTCGGACAATCCGGTTCGGGATCTTATGCGCTCGGAACGGATCTCTCCGACTTTTTCCTTGGAGGCCTGGAATATATCGCCGATCAAATAACGGACGTCATAAACAACGTATTGATCCCGAAACTTGTCAAACTTAATTTCCCCGATGGGATCGTTCGTTGTGAACTTCGTCATTCGGGAATAAGGGACAAGGCCGGAGAAGAACTCTCGAAGATCGTGACGGAACTCACGAACGCCGGAGTCATAATCGCCGATGATCGTCTCGAAGAGTCGATGAGAAAACGATTCAAACTCCCGGAGAGAGAAGAGTCAAGTTCAAGAACTCAAGAACAAGAGGGAGGGATCGTTCCTCCTCCGACGAGTCCGGACACGGTTCCCGTTGTTGTTGATCCTGGCCAGGCCGAAGAACCGGAGGACGACGAGGACGTGAAAAAACTCGCGTTGAACGGGGCCCAAGTGACCGCAATTGTCGCCGTCGTGAAATCATTTAAAGAGGGAGTGATCGACAAATCGAGCGCGACCGAACTTATCACAACGGCCTTTCCAATACCGAGAAACGTTGTCGAGAAGATTGTCGGAGAAGAGATCTCGAAAGAAGATCTCGCCGCGATCTCGGAAACACAACTCTCCGAAGATAAGCCGGGAAAGGATAAGGAGGGCGTCGAAGAACCTCCGAAAACAAAGATCGACACTCCGAAAGAAGAACCAATCGTTTCAAAGATGATCGGAAAAGAGGCGGTCAATCTCGGGACTCTTTATGAGTCAAACCTTGATGAAATTCAAACGGAAATGATCGGAGTCGTGACGAAACACTTTAAGACCGCGAGTCCCGAAAAGAAGTTTCAAGTCTCGATTGAAGAACTCTTGAAGGTTCCTTCAATTGGAAAATATAAAGCTCAAGTAAAAGAACAACTTTCAAAGGCATATAATGACTCGATCAAACAAGCGAAGATCGAGAACCCGGACGAAGCTCAAAATCAAATGAGTGAGAATGAATATTCCGTCACTCTTTCCGAGAACGAAAAACTCCCGGATATTGCGAAGGCGAGAATCGACTCGGATCTCGCGAACGTTGTTGACACTCAAGTTCAAGATCTCGCGAAGGCCGCGTCTCTTCAATATGGAATGAGCGTTGAATCAACCGAAGATCCGGAAGTCCTGGCCTCAAAGATAAAAGAGTCAACCGACAAAACAAAGAAAACCGCCGCGACAACCGGGGCGAATATCCAGGCCGCGAAAACCGTGAACGATGCGAGAAGAGATTTTTTCAATTCTTTCACGAACGAAGTCGAGTCGTTCACTTGGATCAATCAAGATCCCGTTTCGGATATATGTAAAAGCCTCAACGGCTTGACCTTGAAGGCCGATGATCCCGACGTTGCGACGTACTGGCCGCCATTGCATCACAATTGCAAAACGTTCACGGTCGCGAATACGGCGAAAACAAAGGATAATCCGAAACCGGATGAAAATTATCAACCTTCAAAGACCGCTCTCAAATCAATGAGCATAAAATAAGGGAATAAAGTTTGAGGGATTTATTGTCGATACTTGACTTGAATCCCTTTTAAAAAGAAAATAGATTATACGGACAAGGAAAAAAACTTATGGACAAGAAAACATTCCGAACGGTTCCTCTCTCGATTCAATTCAAAGAGGGAAACACCGTCGAAGAGATCCCGACTCGCGTTCAACTTATGAGAACGGGAACGTTCTTCGATAAACGCTATGGAAAGATTGACGTCGTCGAAGATCATTTCAATAATATGATAAAACAATTTCAAGAGGGAGTTCGAGGAATCGAACTTATGATTGATTATAAACACGACTCCGACGCGGAGGCGGCCGGTTGGATAAAAGGACTTGAAGTCATTCAAGAACAATTATCGGAAGGCAACGCGGACGAGGGAATCGAACCGAGAATTGAATCTCAATTATGGGCCGATATTAGTTGGACACCGGAAGGCGCGAAGAAACTCGCCGATCGTGAGTTCGCTTATCTTTCGGCCGACTTCGATCCCGATTATCGCGACAACGAAAATCCCGAGGTAAGTTTTGGACACGTCCTTTTAGGCGCGGCTTTAACAAACCGGCCCGTAATAAAAAGGATGAGTCCGGCCATTCAATTGAGTGAAAACGAATCATCAATAACCAACAAGGAGAATATTTTGAAAACAAATGAAGTGAAACTCTCCGAGCTTGAAACGGAGAACAAGGAAATGAGTGATTCACTCGCGAAAGTCGAAGGCCTTATGAAAGACCTGGGACTTGAGTCGATTGAAGATCTTATGAAAATGATCTCGGATTTGAGAGCGGAAAACGAAACAATGAATGAGGAAAAAGAATTGAGCGAAAAGAAAACTCAACTTGATTCTCTTTTAAAAGACGGAAAGATCAACGCCGCTCAACACGAAGGCGCGTTGAAACTTTCAAGTGACGAGTTCAAAGGTTTTCTTTCAATGGCGAAAGTCGGAGAAAAAGCCGTGAAACTTTCCGAAACCGGAAACAATGAAACTCCGAGCGAAGAAAACAAAGAAGAGGACGTTCAAGATCAAGTGATTTCATTATCTGAAAAGAAAATGAAAGACAATGAGGGAATGACTTTTTCGGAGGCCACGGCCGAAGTTCTCAACGAGAACAAAGAACTAGCTAAAAAATATAGCGAAATCTAAGGAGGATTTTTATGAGTTCATATAAGACACCGGAAATTTTTACTTATGAGGCCGACGGCGTGATCGCTATTGGATCTCAATTTCATCTTGCAAAATTCGGATCGAAAGACGATTCAATTGTTCTAAGTGATGCGGACGCGAAGGCGATCGGCGTGATTATGAGCGAAGTTTGCGGAGTTGACGGAGAACAACTTGAAGTCGCGGGGCCTAACGGCGGCGCGGTTGTAAAAGTTGCGGCGGCCATTGCGGCCGGAGAATACTTTAAAAGTGATGCGGCCGGAAAAGCCGTTGTTGCGGCCGATCGCGCGAGTGCGCTCGGACAAATCGACGAGAGCGCGACGGCGGCCGATCAGGTTGTTGCTTGTGTTTTATTCTAATTAAGGAGAATTAAAATGGCTCAAATGAAAGCAATTGTTGATAAGTTATTGACGAACGTTTCGAATATGTATTCCCCAACGGGTTATATTTCGGAAACCGCGCTCCCGACTTTAAGCGTGAAACAAAAAACCGGGAAAATTGGAAAGTACGGAAACAACCATATTCGTTTGGTAAACGCGAAAATGGGCGGACGAGGAAAGGCGAGAAGATTCGAACCTATCATTCGCGATTCGGAACTTTATTCAATCGAATCTCACGGACTCGAAGGAACGGTCACGGAGGACGATTATTCAAACGTTGAGGAACCGTTCAGCGCGGAGAGCGATGAAACAAACGGATTGACTTCGACTTTATGGACGGGGAAAGAACACGCCTTCGCGGCGGCCATAACCGATCCGGCGTTGATTACTCAAAACGTTGATATCGTTGCTCCGGCGGATAAGTTCACGGATTATACGAACTCGAAACCTCTTGAAGTTTTCAGAGACGCTCAAGACGCCGTTCTTGACGGTTGTGGTGTTATGCCAAACCGAGCGATTATCTCTCAAAAAATGTTCAATGTTTTGAAATATCATCCGTCAATTCTTAGAACCCTGGGATATTCGGACAACCGCGCCGGGACTCTTCAATTGAGTGAAATCGCTCATGCGATGGGCGTTGATATTTTACACGTTGGGGACGCGTCTTATAATGCGTCTAAATTGGGAGAGGCGGACGCTCTCACTCAATTATGGGGAAATGATATTGTATATTATCACGCTCCAAAAACGGCGGCGAAATATCAAACTTGTTTCGGTTATTACATGGTTCTTAAAGGAAAAGGATCGAGAAGAGTTTTCAAGTATAATGCGAACAATCCTCCGGGATCAAAAAACATTATAGTTCAAGATGATTGGGCCTTTGCAATAACAAACGCGAAGTGCGCTTATCTTATTCAAAACGCTATCTAGTAAAATCAAGGGGCCTTCGGGCCTCTTTTAAACGAGGTCAAAATGTTTGGAAAAGAAGATAAAAAAGAAGAGAAAAAACCCGTTGATAAGGCGGTTGAAAAAGCTGAAAAAAAAGTGACAAAAAAAGCTCCGGCGAAAACGTCGAGTTCAAGCGATAAGATCGCGAAGTCCGCTTTTTATTTCGGCGGAAAACACTTCAAAACGGGCGACGTTGTTGATCTTGGAAAAGAAGATCTTTCGTTCCTTGAAGAAAAAGGAAAACTTAAATGAGTTATTGTTCGGTTGATGATATCTCCTCCGACTTCAAAGATATCGTAATTTCAACAACGTCCTCCGTGACGATTGAAGAGGTTGAGAAGTTTATTGATGAGGAAACCGCGTTCATTGATTCGATGATTTGTTCTCGATATCAAGTCCCGGTTGTTGAGCTTGATTCGCCGAACGCCTTCCTTGTCTTGAAACGTATATGTATTTTTCTCGTTTCGGATCGTGTTCGTCACGTCCTTTATGTAAAAACCGGGAGAGACGCGAGTGATCAAGACACGAAGGGACTCCGCTCCTTATCACGTCAACCGAGAAGAGATCTCGAGGCGATAAGGGATAATAAGTCAAAACTCGGGGACGCGATCGCCCTCGAGGAGTGTATTGGTTTCGACGTTGGAACCGATCAAACTTGTTCGGATATGAGATTCAATCCGAATAAACAACAATGGTGAGAGAATGAGTCAAGGGCCCCTGGGTTTTATATCTTATGAAGTCGAAAACGACACGGAGTTCGCGAAGGCATTGGGCCGCGCCGCTCGAAAGATATCAAATCTCACGGTTCCTTTAAATCAAATCGGGAACGATTTTCGAAAGTCTCGAAAGGCGATTTTCGCTCTCACGTCGGCCGGACAATATCCGGATCTTTCGACAAGACCTCTCCGCGTTTGGTGGGAACCGCCGGAGACTCAACTCAATGGTTTTTATCCGGGAGGATATAAAGAGTTGAAAGAGGCGAAATATGGTTTCGCTTATCCCATCTTAAAGGCGACGGGAGAACTTGAAGATTCCGTCATAAATAAATCGAATCAATATAATATAAATGAAATCAATATTGATGAGGCGAAATTCGGGACTTCGATTCCTTATGGCGTTTATCATCAAGAGGGGACAAAGAATATCCCGATGAGGAAATTCTTGTTCATAGGGCCCGAGGCCCCAAGGTTCGCGAAGGGCGACGCCTTGAAAGGATTCCCGGAGAGGGCGTTGAAAACTCTTGAAGTTTATGTTCTTCGTCAAACCGGACAATCAATCGAAGAGGCGACGGGCGTGAAACCTGGCCTCAAAGGAGACAAATAATGATATATATTGAGGACGTTCTCAATCAAGCGATTTGTCTTGTCAAAGATAATATAAACGACGAACTCACGAAGATCGACGTCGAGCGCGCCGGAGAAACAAATCCAATCACAATGAAACCAATCGACACGGAGAACGGGATTGTCTTTCAATCGTTGAACAATCTCCCCGTCAACTTCGATCCGATTTTATATTATGGAGTTGATCAAGTTGAAACCGATCCCATTGAGTCCGCTCAAGGGGAAACGTGGTCAATGGAGTTCTCAATCATTCTTTCCGATCCTCAAGATAGGACGGCGGAAAAAAGAGTTCTTCGATATCAACGAGCATTGAAAAGTATTTTTTTAAACAACTATATAAAGTTAAACAATATGAGACAAAAAGTGAGAGTGCGATCATTGAACCCGGTCGCGTTCACTCTCCCTAATGCCTCAATTGAGTTTCGGGCAATCGGGATATTAGTCGAAACAACTTTATTTCAATAACTAAGGAGAGTGAAAAATGAGTTTATCGAATCCAAGAATCTTTTTTGGTGTTCACTCCTTCACAGCTTATTGTCGAGACTCGGGCCTTCCTTATGGAACCGCCTTGGTGATCGGACAATCGGGATTTAGTTTATCGGGAGAACTTGCGAGTTTGAACGGTGGATCGAATAAGTACCCGTGGGCGGTTGAGGAAACGAATATCACGGCGGAACTTTCCGTCACAATTAAACAATACGAAGATTGGATGATGCAATTGTTTCTCGGTAAAAAACCGACGGAAGGAACGCCATCAACAACCGGAACGTCAACGGCGTTGTCAAACAAGAAGGGTTCTCTTGTTGATGCAACAACCGGGATCGCATCGGTTGGGATCAAATCCGGTTCGGAGGCCGATCTTAAATTTTCGAAGTACGTCGTAAAAGTTCACGACAAATCTCTTGATCAAGTTCACGTTTATGCAAAATCAAACGTTGACTTCGCGAGAGGAGTTGACGCCGATTATCAAGACAACCTCTTGAGAATCACGAACACTCCTTTGACAATCACGGACGGCGGCGTCGTTGAGATTGTTGGTTTCGGCCTGGAGTTGACGGGCGGTTCGGCGGTTGATCTTGACACTCTTTCGAACGACGGAGACACGGCCGAATTTGAAGTATTGCCTCCGGACAATAAGTCAATGAGCGCGGTTTTCGGTGGTTCGGCGGACGTATTCCCGGAGTTCGGGGCGATCGTTGTTGGACAACAAAGAGGAAACGGGGAAATGGTTGAGCTTGATATCTTTCGTCTTAAGGCCGTCGGCCTTCCGATGGGATTCCAAGAAAAAGCATTTTCCGAGGCCGAAATCACGGCCCAAGCGTTTTACGATGCTGAAAAGAACGGCGTATTCTCAATGAGACACGTCTCTCCAATCTCATCGGGATCGGGCGATTGTTAAATTGTCAATGAAATTTGAATAAAAGAGAGGGCCTTGAATAAGGCCCTTTTTTTTGAGACAATTTGAAAGTGTGATTGAATGACACGAAGTCGCCTCTCACGTCTTTAAGACAACGGGGAAAGGTCGAAAGGCCTCCCCGTTCTTATCTTTTCCCTTTCCCTTTTTTATAATTCTTTTTAGTGAAAAACATTTCGTCGCAACGGAGACAACGAAGATCGGATCTCTTTCCGAGAACTTGTCGATAGGTCTTATTGTACTTAAACGGGCCCCATGATTCCCAGGATTCAAGGACTCGAGGGAAAGAGTGTCCTCGATATACGAGAGCGCATAAGGCGCGTTTGAATAACGTTCCCCAATTAGTGAGGGATTCTCTTTTTTTCACGGAGAGTTGACTCATTTTTTCTTTTTCCTTATCCCGAATACAAGTCCGAGAACCGTTTCGCGAATAAAGTCGGAAACGTTTCCTTTGTGGCCAGGCCTGGCCTTGATTTTTATTTTATTGAACTCCTCTTCGCTCACTCGAAATTCAATTCTCTTTGTCTTTTTCTTATCTTTCATACTATTATTGTACGGACAAGAAAACATTTCGGAAAGATTTTTCTCATCCGATAAGATACAATGGAGATATTATGGAAATCGAACAACTTATTCCGGAGTCCGTCGATTGGACACCAAAATTCAAAGATGAAAACAACGACGAAAAAGAAGTCACGTTCACTTTTCGTCCGTTTAACTTGGAGGATGAGTCATGGTTGAAACGAACTTATGGCGAAAAACAACTTCAAGAGATCTTCGAAAATCTTCAAATGGAAAAGATTGTTCGAATTGCTTTTCGTCAACTTGACACGAACTCGAAGAGAGAACTTATGAAGATCAAGTTCATTGATATTGATGAGGACGGAAATGAAATCGAGATCGCGGCGAAAGGCCCGGATAAGCTCGGTTGTTTTGTCGTGGGATATCCGGATCAATTGGAACTTATGAAAAAACTTTTAAGAACGAGAGGGATTTCAATGCCTATATTGGAGGCGTTGGGGGAGAAGATTCTCGAGGAGCAAAAGAAAAAAGCGGCGACAATTTAGCACCTCGAGAGAAAACAAATTGGATTGAGATTTTCGATCTTGTCGCGAGTGAATACGGTTATACACTTGATGAGTTTAAAAACATGACTTATCGAACCTTGTTCGGAGCGATCGAAATGATAAACATAAGAAAACACAATTCTTATGCTCAAGCCGCCGCCCTTCAAGGCGTGAAAGTTGAAATAAAAAAGGTTCGGAGAGTGTTTGAAAAGCTCGAAGAAAAAACGAAAGATAAGATGATTGAGATTCATCAAGAGGCGATAAAACGGAAGGTCGCCGAAAAGAACAAAAAGAGAAAAAGGAAATAAGGATATGGCCTCAAATCTAATTGTAAAAATTTCGGGAGATTCGAAACAACTCGCGGCCGAATATAAAAAGGTCGCGAAACAAACCGAAGATCTCGAGAATCAAATCGGAACCGCAACAAAGGCCGCGGCCGCCGGATTCATTGGATTCGCCGGAGCGATCGGCCTGGCCGCATCAAAGGCCGCGAGTCTCGAAACAATTGGAGTTCAATTTGAGGTTCTCACGGGTTCCGCCGAAAAAGGAAAAAAGGCGGTCGAAGATCTCACGAATTTCGCCGCAAAAACTCCTTTTCAATTCGAAGGAATCGCCGCCGCCGGACAAAAACTTCTCGGTTTTCAAGTTCAACTTGAAGATCTCGAACCGACTCTCCAAAGAATCGGAGACGTGTCCGCCGCAACGGGGAACGATCTCGGGGAAATGAGTCTTGTTTTTGGAAAAGTAAAAGCCGCCGGAAAATTGACCGGGGAAACTCTTCTCCAATTTCAAGAAAAAGCCGTCCCAATTGGGCCCGCTCTCGCGAAGTCGATGGGCGTCGCCGAAGAGTCAATCAAGGATCTTGTTTCGAAGGGACAAGTCGATTTCGCAACGTTTGAAAAGGCGTTCGCATCAATGAGTGAAAAAGGAGGAACGGCGTTTGAAGGTATGGCGAAAAGAAGTCAAACTCTCGAAGGTGTTCTCTCAACTTTAAGTGATAATTTTGGACTTCTCGCCGCCGATATCGGGAAACATTTCCTCCCGGTTCTTAAAGTTATGGCCGAAGGACTCACGAAACTTATTCAATTTTTACGAGACAATCCGGTTTTCGCCTCAATGAGCGCGAAGGTTCTCGCTCTCGGGGCCGTGATGAGCGGACTCGTTACCGTGATTGGGGCCGGAGCATTGGCATTTTTTAAGATCCGCGCCGCGATCCTGGCCGCGAATATTGCAACAAAGACTCTTTCAATTGGAGTGAAAGGACTTGTCGGGGCGACCGGACTCGGACTTCTCTTGATTGTCGCGTCGGAAATTTATGCAAATTGGGACAAGATATGGCCGCTTATGGAGGGTTCCGTCATGGGATTCGCGGACGGAACGATCAAATGGTTCAACGTTGTGAAAACCGCGATCGCCTCTTTCCTTGGAGTCGTGAAAGATTTCGTCGTTGCTTATGCGATGCTATGGAAATCGGCCTTGACGTTTGACTTCGATGGCATAAAAGAAAACTTAAATAAATTAAAAGACACTCTTGTCAATTCGGCGTCAAAGATTTCCGAAGATATTCAAAAGGAAATGGAAAAACAAGACAAGATCATTGAATTGAAAGTTGAAACTCGTCGATCGGAAAAAGCCGAAAAGGGAGGAGACGCGAAAGACGACTCCGCAACGAAAACGGTCGAGAATGAAAAGAAGAAAACCGCCGCCGTTGATGCGGAAACAAAGAAGAGAATCGCCTCTCTTCAAAATGAACAAGCAATCCTCCAGGCCCAAGCGGACGGAGCGTCCGCGAAACAAATTGAGTTCATAAAGAGACGACAAGAACTCGACGATGAGGCGAGAGAGATTGATCAAATTAAAAATGAAGAGGAGCGAGAACTCGCCCTTGAAAATATGAGGATAAAAGAAGAGGAACTCACGACGGAAAAACTCGAGGGAGTTGAAAGACGCCGTGAACTCGAGGCGGAAATTCGAGAGGGAGATCTTGAGATCGCCGAAGAACTCGACGCCCTCGACAAAGAGAATCGAACGGCGAAAGACGCCGAAGAACTCGAGGCATTGAGAGCGTCCTTATTGACGAAAAAAGAGGCGAGAGACGCCGTTCAAAGAGATAAACTCAAAAAGGATATTGCGACTCGAAATCAATTCTTAAAAGATGAAATCAAACACGGAAAAGCCGTCGCGAATATCAATAAATTTTTACAATCCGAAGAGGTCAAAGGAGTTGAACAAGGAACCGCTCAACTCGTCAAACTTCAAAATTCGAAAAACAATACTTTAAAAGGAATCGGAAAAGCCGCGGCCGTGACTCAAATCACGCTCGACACGGCGAAAGGCGCGATGAGTGCTTATTCCGGATTCGCGACGATTCCGATTGTCGGAGTCGCGCTCGGGATCGCCGCCGCGGCCGGAGTTATTGCTTATGGGGCCGAACAAATTGGATCGGTTCTTTCGGCGAATCGTGGTGGTATGGTTCCGCGAAACCTGGGAATCCCGGGACAAGATTCCGTTTCGGCGTCATTGACTCCGGGAGAGTTGATTGTCCCCGAACAAAACTTCGACGAGGTTGTGAACTCCGTCGCGGATTCAAGACGAGGAAACAACGACGGAGGCGGAACTCAAGGAACCGCCGGGGCCGTTGGTTCTTCAAGTGTTTTTAATATAAACGGGGACGTCCTGGCCGACGAAGTATTCATCGACCGACTTATCGACGGACTCAACGAGGCGGTCGAAGAACGAAACGCGACCTTGTCCGCGACGGCCCTCGTATAAGGAGAGAGAATGAGTTTTCCAATCCCGAAAATACAATGGGGAAATACAACGGTTTCGGGAGTGACTTCTCTCGGGGCGAACGATATCAATTTCATTGCGGACACTTCAAGTCTTAAGCTTGGAATGACGATTGATGATCCCGAGTTCCCGGAAGGGACAACGATTATCACGATCAACGCGAATCAAATATTTTTATCAAACAACGCGACGGCCTCAAGTTCGGGGCCTCGATCATTTTTGTTTGAGTTCTTGTTTCGATATCCTTCAATTATTGACGACGGAGAACAACTCCTCCCAAAACGGAGAGTGAGAACCGCGATATCCGGAGTTGATCAAGTCTCGGTTGATCATATAAAATACGAGAGAGAAGTTGAGTTCGGACACTTGACCGAAGATGAAATCGACACTTTAAAGAATGATTTTTTTCGAGATCATGCAATTTATGGTTTTGAATTTTTATTCTTTCCGGATCAAAACACAACGGAAAGTTTTTTATATGAACTTATGAAAGGGAAATTCGAACCGGAAAGACTCGGGAACTCCGACAAATTCAGTTTCAAAACAACTTTTAAAAGGATTGAATTTTAATGACAACTTATATCGATGAGGTTGA